TAGTATAAAGAATATAGCATAAATGGGCGGTGGTCTTCTTCAACTCGTAGCATATGGTGCACAAGATGTTTATTTAACTGGCAATCCTCAAATTACTTTCTTCAAGGTAGTCTATCGTCGCCATACTAATTTTGCAATTGAAGCAATTGAACAAACTCCAACAGGTAATAATGCTCTCGGATCTCGTGTAAGCATACAAATCACACGTAACGGAGATTTAATACATCGTGTTTATTTCAATGGTATGTTACATAACAAAAACACCTCAAAATCTATCCCTCTTGTTCCTAACTTCGGTCAAAAATTATTAAAAACTATTGAATTAGAAATTGGAGGACAAAGAATTGACAAACATTACTCCGAATGGTTATATATATGGAATGAATTAACTTTACCTCCTGGAAAAAAAGAAGGTTATTATATGATGGTTGGTGCCGATAAATATAATCGTTCTGTAGAATTAGCAAAAAATACATCATATGAAGTATATGTTCCATTAGAATTCTGGTTTTGCCGCAATGTAGGTCTTGCGTTACCATTAATTGCTCTCCAATATCATGAAGTTAAAATCAACATTGAATATGAAAATGCTGATAATCTCGTAGATGATAGTGATAATAATTATACAAATGTTCAAGATGCTCTAACTACTGGTGCTGTAACTAATAATACTCAAACATATTTTACATATGGATCTGATTTAGTTCTTAATGATGCTAAATTATGGGTAGACTACATCTTCTTAGATACCGACGAAAGACGCAGATTTGCTCAATTATCACATGAATACCTTATTGAACAACTTCAGTTTACCGGTTCTGATAGTATTACCAAGAGTGCTGACACTACTTCTATGAAGAGTATACGCATGAATTTCAATCATCCTTGCAAAGAACTTGTATGGGTAGTTAGAAAAACTGAAGCTTCAGTATATTGGAATAACTTCTCATCTGCTGTAGGTTCAACTACAAATAATGGTAATGATTACTTAAAATCATCCAACCCTGTAATGCGTTCTAAGATTATGTTAAACGGCAATGATCGTTTTGCTGAACGCAACGGCTCTTATTTCTCATTAGTACAGCCTTATCAGCATCACGAAAATACCCCTGATGTCTTCCACGAAGGCATTAATGTATACTCATTTGCTCTTAAACCAGAAGAACATCAACCAAGTGGAACTCTCAATATGTCTCGTATCGACACTGCTGTATTATCTATGTCATCATCTGTTGCTGGAACCGTAAACGTATATGCTGTTAATTACAACGTACTTCGCATCCTTTCTGGTATGGGTGGTCTTGCATATTCTAATTAAATTACATCATCCTTTTTATTTTTATAAAAATTTATATTAAAGATTTTTGAAAAAATAAATATTTGTTATAAATATTATATAAAAAATATAAATTATATTTTATTACTATTGTTTGATACATCTTTAGTCTTTTCTTTAGTAATCATCTCTTGTAGATCATGTTCAAATTGAGTATTTTTTTTCTCTAAATTTATATTGATTTTATTATTAAGTGCAGTAACTTTTACAAATTTTTCTTTATCATATTTTTCTTTTATGTAATCTAAATCCTTTAAAGACTTATTCTTGTCATTATCTATCTTAAATAATTCTATATCTTTTTCTTTATTAAGTTTTGCAATTTCAATATCCTTCATATTTTGCAATTTAATAAGTTTAAGCTCCCTAACCTTTTGTATTTCGTCAATTTTAATATCAAACTCGTGTTTATATTTTTGAAGTTTGATTACATCGCTATTACGTATATCTTCTAATATATTTATATTGTCATTTATTTCTTTATTATATTCTTTTATTTTGTCTGTAAATTCAATAAAAACTTCTTCATCCATAATTCCTTTTGATGCAAAAGTATGTATTATATCAATTTGTTTATTATATAGTATGATATATTTCATAATCATATTTTGAATATTTTTTAATTTCTCCATTACCTCTCTGTAATTCTTAAATCTGATGATACTACTCAATATAGTTACTATTGTCCCTGTTATAAGCATCAATACATTTATTGTCAACGTAAATGTTCCAATATCTATGAGTAAAGTATCTAGATTATTTTTCATATATTCTGTTATTGTTAGTCTTAATGCTTCTACGAACGTAGATAATGCTGACAATATCATAATAGCAAGTGAAATATTATTATATTTTAAACAAATTTTATCATATTTTACACTTATAACAAAATAATCTTGATTTAATTTATTTATATGTTCTTGTATTTGTTCTACGAGAGTTTCGTGATTAGATTTTACAATTTGTTTTTCCGTTTTATCTTCTATTTTGTTTATAGCATTCTTGTATTTTTCAAATTTTGGAATAGTAATAAATTGTGATAATTTTTTTTTAATATGTACTGCTTTATACATTGCTTTGAAATATTTCTTTAATATTTTTTGTTGATATTCTAAGACCCTGGGATCTTTTACATCATTGTCATTATCAATATCATTATCTATTAATATATCATATTGTTCAGAAGTACTATTGCTCCATACGCTTTTATTAAAAACTGGTGATAAATTATTATCTTGGGTTGGATTATTTTTTTCAAAGTTCAATTGTGTCTGAGATATTGATGATGATGGTGATATTGTATTATCTGAACTATTTTTATCATTTACACTTAGAAAAAATGGTATAGGACTAGTATTAGGAACTTTGTTGTTTGAATATGTATCAGTTAAATTTGGATTTATAATTTGATTTTGAAAAACATTAGTATCATTAATTTCTATTACTACATCATCATTTGATGATTTATTTATTTTATCATTATCATATAATATTTCAGATAATATTTTAAAATCCATACTGCAAATATACAACAAAAAAATTATATCCTGATGTAATATCTATACTTCAACAATTTAGATTTATGTTTTTTTATGAAATTTTGATATTTTTTATTCCAAATGTCACACCATTCTCCTTTTTGGTAATTACTCATTTTTAATATATAATTTGATGATGATATGTATGGTCTTCGCATAGTTTTTCCTCCAGTTACAAAAAAAACCATATCATATACATTTTGATACATAACCCATTCATAAGAATCGCACGAAAATTCCATGAACCATTTAAATCCTTCTTTAGGATCAATTAAAGATAAATTCATATAATTTCCCATTACCATTAGACGTTTGATATGATGTAAATATCCTGTTTCAAATGCTTCAACAATTGATTTATCAACTGGTAAAATACCTGTTTTTCCTTTGTACCATATATTTGTTAATTTATTATTATTGCCAAAATAATTCTGTGAAAAATCAACATATAAATAGCAATAATGCTGATACTCTCTCCAAAATAATTGTCTGATAAAACCTTCATAACTATTGATTGGAATTTTAGTTTTAAACTTTGATATTCTTTCTATTACATCACCTGGGTTCAATAATCCAATATTTAAGAGAGAAGATAATAACGAATGATATAAATATTTATCATTACCATCTATATAATCTTGATAATCTCCAAAAAGTTTAAATTTATTTATTATAAAATGATCTAACCATTTCAAAGCACTAGAATGTGATACTGGAAATATAAAATTATCACTGGTTCCATAATTATTTTTAAAATGCAAGTTAACATATTCTATCGCATCTTTAACATATTTTTTATCCAATCTACTATCAATATCAATGAAAGGTTGTTTGATATTCAAATTTGTTTTTGGAACACGTCTGTTTAGTTTATCTTGAGATTTTACATTTGGGATGATATCTAATTGTTTTTTAGACCACATATAAAACGCATTAAAAAAGAATTTCTGTGTTTTTTTCCTGTATTGCTTTATAAGATCTAATGATAGCAATAAATTTGGTGTAGGATTTTCATATATTGTTACATTTTTTGGAAGACCTAAAATTTCCAATTTATTTATTGGATAATAAATGGTGTACTCTTTATTTTTATTTAGTGAAATATTGAAGTCTATATAATCTACATTAAAATTGTTGGATTTTAAATAATCATAGTAATATTTCATAGATGCACGATGTAATATAAGCTTCTTTTTATTATATTTATAATCTGTAAAAAAATGCGGGCATTCCCATATAATGATTTTATCTGATTTGTTTAGATGTTTGATATCAAACAATTGATTTGGTAAAATCAAAAAATTCATTTTTCTTTCTACTAACTATCAAAGGTATTTATGTATATATTTTACATTTATCTTTCATCTTCGCAAATTTGCACGTTTGTTAGATAAGGTTTTAGAATTTCATCTACAATTAGAATTGGGTTAAACTCATCATGTTCCATGAAAATCTTAAGTAGTTGTTCAGAAAATCCAGATACCATCGCAGTATTATTTACAGAAACATCAACCGGAAATGTTTCATCATTATCTGAATTTAAATTCCAGAAAATAAACTTTGGTGGCGTATAGTTACTTTGTCGAAACATATTAGTAATAGTTTCATACAAAGTATTTAGTTCTTTGTCATCAGACGTTGCTTCATCAAACTGCATGTCAGTAAATACAATTAGTTTATCAATCATATCATCATTTGAGATATTGTTATTAACAGCATAATCAATGATAGTTCTACATGTTTTTAGAAAATCAGTATTTAAACCATAATTTACATTTTTGATTGCATTATAACAATCAAACAATGTCTCGTTGGGTAGATCAATAAATGATGGTGTATCACTAAATGTAATCACTTTTTTATAAAATGGCTGTTGACAACACAAAGCTGTAATAATTCCCAATGATGCTGCAACGCGCGCAGGGATATCGCCATTCCTTGCTGAAAACATAGAACCAGAAAGATCAACAATTGGTAATGCACTTTTTAATGTTCCACGCGATCTAATATTATCAATCATTGTTTTGAACTGCATCTCAATAGTTTCATTTGGAACATTATCTTTACTATCAATATAATATTTTAGAAGATCATGTGGAAGTAGTCCTGTGATTTTAATTTCTTTGGTACCTGATTTCACTTCCTTAAGATATTCTGCATATCTTTCTGCATCATGTTTTTTAAATGCATTTAATAGTTTTTTTGAAGCTACACCTGGTACAGTTTCATATTTAATTTTGTTCCATTCATTTTTGCACATCAAATTTTCTACAATATTAATTTTTTTTCTCAATGGAACAAGATACTCTTTTCTGTATTTTTCCATTTTCTTATTATCATCTCTGGAATACAAAAGTGTAGCAAGTTTTTTTGCAAATTGTTTTCTTTTGTCATTTCTATCTTGTTCACTTGGTGCCCATTTTCCACATAATGAGACAGAGTTTGTTTCATCGCTATCTAATAGAACCTTATCTTTTTGAAGTTGCTGTGAAAAGAGTTTTAATTCATAATTTTTATCAAGAACTTCATAAGATTTATTTAAATGATATGAAATATAAAGTAAATCTTTCCAACATCCATATTTATTAACATAATTATCAATATTTTGAATATATGTTTTTGGTTTATTCTTACGAAGCCACATCATGGCCTCATTCGAAACTTTCTTTTCTTTTTTACCATTTTGCCTATCGCGACCATTGAAAATTGTTGCCACTGTATATTCAGGATTTGATTTCCAGCAATCTTGTAGATATTTATGATGTTGAATTTGTTGCAAAGTTCTAGTAAACATCATAAAATAATCGACATTACAATTGCCAGAAGTTTTTAGTGCAATTGCGCCATTATCAGTAACAGATAGCTTATTTTGGTGGGTACTTTCAAACATTGATATTAGTTTAAATATTATACTATAATAAATATTATATCATTTTTTACAATTAGTAAGATATTAAATTTATAAAATAATGTTCTTAATAAAATAAAAAAATGATATAATGATAACACACATTAATATATATGTAAGTATTCTGTATTAGAATACACCCAGCAATCTCTTTTAAATTAATGAACTATAAGGAGTTAATCCTTAGTATCCTGTTATAGGATACACCCAGCAATCTCTTTTAAATTAATGAACTATAAGGAGTTAATCCTTAGTATCCTGTTATAGGATACACCCAGCAATCTCTTTTAAATTAAATGAACTATAAGGAGTTAATCCTTAGTATTCTGTTATAGGATACACCCAGCAATCTCTTTTAAATTAAATGAACTATAAGGAGTTAATCCTTAGTATCTTGTTATAGGATACACCCAGCAATCTCTTTTAAATTAAATGAACTATAAGGAGTTAATCCTTAGTATCCTGTTATAGGATACACCCAGCAATCTCTTTTAAATTAAATGAACTATAAGGAGTTAATCCTTAGTATTAACCATCTTTTTTGTATTTTTTATAATATCATTTACCATATTATAAATTTCTTTGTATTTATCATCATCCTTGTGATATATCTTCATTAGTTTATATTTTATAAAATCTAACACTTCTTCATCTTCTATACCTTCTGTTAAACAAATCTTATTATCATTACAAAATAATAGTAAATATCCCGAATTGTCTTTTATAAGTTTTGAAGATACTAAAGATATGTTCTTTTCTTTCCAAGAATTATTTTCCATAACTTTACATTTGTTTTCTTTGGTGTACATAATGTTATTATTTTCTGGAAAGTTTTTGTCAAAATGTTTCTTTTCAATGAACATAGGGATAGTATTATCGCCTGACAATAGCATTTTAACAATTTCATCATAAGAAATATGATCTAGTCTTTCATTTCCAAAGTTATTTATAATAAAATTATTATTATGTGTATTATTATTTTGAATATTATTTTGAATATTATTGATAATTTGATTATGAATAATGTTTTGAGGATTGGGTTCTCTAGCATGAATAATACTTCTAGCTTTACAATTGTTAGCCTTAATATGTCTTGACTTATGTTGTCTGCAAGTAAAAGAAATCATACATTTTGAACAAGTTAATTCATCTATTCCTTTACAGTTTATTTCATGTGTTTCTAAATATTTTTTTGTTTTATAAACTTTATTACATTTTTTACAAAATAATTTAGGGGTTACATTTTCTTTGTTTGGGGTTACATTTTCTTCGTTTGGGGTTACATTTTCTTCATTTGGGGTTACATTTTCTTCATTTGGGGTTACATTTTCTTCATTTTTTGAACATATAGAAATATTTTGTTTCAAACAATGTTTGACATTGATATGTCGCGAATAATTAAATTTTCTGTCTGTAAAATAATTACAATGCTCACATTTATACATGTTAAAAAATGAGCAGTGCTCTTTAGTATCTAGTATAATAAGATATTTTTAATTTTAAATACTCTTTGTCAGACCATATTTTTGCTCATTTACCCCCCTCTCTCCCCCCCCCTCTTAATATTTGGACTTAAGAATTGAAAAGTTTTTACAAAATAAAAATTTATGTATTTTTTATAATATCATTTACCATATTATAAATTTCTTTGTATTTATCATCATCATTGTGATATATCTTCATTAGTTTATGTTTTATAAAATCTAATACTTCATCATCTTCTATATCTTCTGTTAAACAAATCTTATTATCATTGCAAAATAATAGTAAATATCCAGAGTTGTCTTTTATAAGTTTTGAAGATACTAAAGATATGTTCTTTTCTTTCCAAGAATTATTTTCCATAACTTTACATTTGTTTTCT